AGCCAAGTATTGCGGTTTCTTCAAGTGTCATTGCATGAGCCTTTTGCCGCCTTGAGTGTCGAATGGAGAGAGCGTTGCCCCGTTGTTTCTGTCGCCGTCCATCCATGCCCACTCGAAGCCCTGCCAGCCTGAGAGGATGCACTTGTTGAGTGCAGCGATGGCCTTGCCGGGCTTCTGCGCGAGCTTGCCTAGCATGAGTTGCACGGCGTGGTCGGTCGCTGGCTTGCGGAGTTGCTTACGGCTGTCAATCCAGCCTTGCAACGCATCGGTGAATCCGTCAACTCCCGCGAAGCATTCGGGGATTGAGTATCCGCGCTTTTTATGCGCCGCAGGCGCGGTGTGTTCTTTGGGTTGGAATGCTTTTGATCCTGCTTTTGTGGCTGAGTCTGTGTCTGTGTCTGATGGGGTTACACAAGCGTTACTTTCCGTTACCGATGCGTTACTTTCCGTTACCGATGCGTTACCAAGCGTTACCGATGCGTTACATGCCCTCTTTTTCTCTGTCCGATGCTTCGCCACGCGCTGCCGGGTCTTTTCTTGAATGACAGCGCGCGTCACCATCTCCCGGTATTTCTCCGCGTTCAGAATCATCCATCCGCCCGGCACGCGCTCGATGCGTCGGCCTTCGTGCTCTGGATCGGATGAGTTCGTGTCCGGCCCTTCCAGGCAGTCCACCGCCGCCTGCGCCTCGGCAAGCTCGATGCGCGCCCGGTGCGCGAGGTTGGCGACGCTGGCGAACTGGACGAAGCCGTTTTCGTCCATCGCCGCAATCATCGTGAGCCAGATGATGCGCGTGCCGGATGGCTCCAGCCAGATTGACGAGTCGAGGATTTTGGTGAACAGTTTATTATACATGTGCTGATTTTCTAGGGTTTGACCGCCTCAGGTTTAGGCATCGCACGCTTCCGAAATTCTCTCGGATCAATCTGCTTTCCTCCGTCTCCGCATCGCGGCGCGTCTTGTGTTCCGAGACGACGGTTTTTGTCTTTTTCGCAAAGCAGATTCCGTAAAGCACGCAGTTCCCGCTTCCTTTGTATGGGTCTTTTTCCGGTGTGATTCTTGACGACCTGACGCCGATGTAGAATCGGCTCCCGATATGGATTTTGTAAACGTAGTGGTGCATTTCCATCATGTAACGTCAAAAGCGTTACATTGTCAATGCCTTTTTACACCGCGCCCGTTGCAAGCGCAATCTCGCGCCGGCTCATGCGCTGGCGTGGCGTGGCGGGGTGGTTCTGGGTCGTGGTCATACTGGGATAAGCTCCTGCTCCATGTGGTTATCAACGTCGGCAAGGTTTGCAATGGCCTGTTTGAAATACGATTCTTTCAGTTCGCATCCAATCCCTTTGCGCCCGTTCAATACGGCACCAAATACTTCACTACCAACGCCCATAAACGGCGTAAATACGACTTCGCCGGGGTTGCTCCAAAGCACGCAAGCGCGCTCGATAACGTCGAGTTGCAACGGATGACAGTGCCGCTCATCGTCATTCTCTTTGGCCTCCCGATGCTTCAACACCTCGTCAATGCGGATGTCGTCCCAGAAGGCGTCCGCGTAGCGCCGCCATATCCAGTGAGAGAAGCGGTTTTTCTTTTGATCGCCGTCCATGCCCTTGAGGTGCCGGATGTCGGCGGGCATTTGCTCCTCGCCAGCGTATCGGTGAAGCCCTGTCGGATGCGAGACAGGCACCGAGTTTTCACCGCTTCGGCGGAAGATGAGAAGCTGGTCAGCGTTCGCCATAGAGCACCGCGATGAGTCCTCACACATTTGCCGATGAGCCAAAGATTTCATCATGGTTCGGTTGCGAACCGTCAACGGTTCTTTCCAGATGAAATACCGATGAGTGAAACGGAATCCGTTCTTTTCGTGCAGGCGAATAACGTCGCCGGGGAAGTCCGTGAGTGCGTCATTGCCTGAGTTGCCGGTGGGAATGTCCATGCAATGCACGGCGCTCATCCTGCCCGGCTTTGTAAGGCGGTGGAGTTCTTGAATCACAAATTCGTAATGCCGGTAAAACTCATCCTTAGAAATGCAGTTGGACAAATCCTGTTCGTCGCTGCTGTATTGGTAGAGTCCCGCGAATGGCGGCGAGTAAAGCGAGAGATCAACAATGCTCGCCGGGAGTTGCTTCATCACGGATATACAATCCCCCTTGTATAACGCATATTTTGGAGTGATGAGCTGATCTTGTGTTTTGTTGTTATTTGATGTCATAAATTTCTTTTCCTTTAGGTTCTTGATCGTGGCATTTTTTGCAAAGTGTTAGTCCGTTGCTTATTTCAAATCTCAGTTGCGGAAATGTGGCAAACGGCATGATGTGGTGAGCCTCTATCCTTAGATAGCTATTTTTGCGGCTTCTGTTTCCGCATTTCTGGCAAGTCCAGTCATCGCGTTCAAAAACAGACTTGCGCCAGTTCTTTGCTTCTCTGCTGTTTCGTATGGCTTGGTTAATTGGAGTTATTCCGCCTTTCCATTTGGGGTTCCTGTCGCCAGCAAGACCCTTCCTTCCCAGTCCTTTCGATTTACCTTTTTGTGCCGTTAGATAGCACTTTTTGCTACAATACTTACAGTCTCCTTTTGCGATTGCTGATGGCTTCCTCCAGAATTGGCCATTGCAGTGAAGGCAATTAAAAAAATCACCCCTCCGCTGAGACTCTGAACGCTTGCGGATATGCTCCGCACTTTGCTTGTATCCTTTGTGCATGACTTTTTATGCCGTGGATTGTTTCAATCGTCAAGATAAAACTACAACCAATCGGGGAGCTTTGGAATGGTAGTGTGTGTTTTTCTTTCAGATTTGATTGCGTCATTCATGTGCTTCACAAGCTCCTCAAACATCTTCTCAGCTTGCGCGGCCTTGCGGCTCATATTATCGCGCACGCGCTGTTCGCCTTCGCTGGCGATGATGTCCACGGTGACTGGGTTTTTCTGGCCAAAGCGCCAGCATCGGCGGATTGACTGGTAATACTGTTCGTAAGAGTGCGAGGCGAACGTGACAACGTGATTGCAGAATTGCCAGTTGAGTCCCCAAGCACCGATTTTCGGCTTGATAACTAGCACGCGCTTTTCCTGATTCAGGAACGAATCATACGCGGCCTCTTTTTCGTCGTCACTCATCGGCCCCTTCACTTGCACGCTGTTGGGAATCATGGCTTCCAGCGCCTCGCCCTCGGCGTTCGTGTGGCACCATGCGACGGCTGGGCGGTCGTGAGACACAAGCTGCGCAACCATTTCGCACCGCTCTTTCAGCGTGCGCTTGCGCTCATCTCTTTCCTCTGCAAGCCCGAAGGCAGGCATCGTGAAAAGCATCCCGTCCGGTGGCGTTGTCGGCTTCACGATATGCTCGCGCTCATTCAGCGCCGGTAGTTCGTAGCCATCATCGGCAAACCCGATGTCAGACGGCTTGCGGCACGCTCGTGCCCATGAGCAAACCCATTTCCAAAAATGGTCGTGCGCGTGGCCCTTTAATCGCCAGCCGTTAATTGCCTGCGAGACGCGGAATGAGATTTTACCGAAATGATTCGCCTGTTTTTCGAGGTTGTTTATCTTTTTCTCGTATTGGTCGGTCGTCTTTTGATCCATCTGCTTAAAGAAGCGAGAAAGCATGTCTGAGTTGTTCAGGTCACCTAGCGCCTCGGATGACGTTCCGAGTTCGGTGAAGTCATTCGGTGCCGCTGTTGCCGTCCAGAGGGAGCGGTAAGGCAGCTTGCACATAAAGCGCGTGACGGCCTTCTGTGTTGCTCCGGTGGCGTGTTTGATGATGCTGCTTTCATCGCACGCGACGGCCACGAAATCAGAGGCGTTGAAAAGGTGAAGCTTTTCGTAATTGGAAATCGTGATTTTCCCGGCTGGCTTTCCATCGCGAGAGCGTCCCGCAGCTATGCCAAAGCGCGCCGCCTCTTTGAGCGTCTGACCGCCGACTGCCAGCGGAGTGAGAATGAGCACGTTGCCATTGGTTTTCTCCACGATGTTTTGGCACCACACAAGCTGCATGAGCGTCTTACCGAGTCCGCAGTCCGCGAAGATTGCGGAGCGCCCTTTGCGGCAGGCCCATTCGATAAGCGCGCGCTGGAATGGAAAAAGTAAATCCGGCATGAATGTAGGTTCAAATCCAAACTCGCCTCCGAGTTGAGATTTTGCGTCTAAGAACTGTTCGTAGGTTTGATTCATAAAGTTACTCCTGCAAGATAGCCCGCACGCCTGAGTCGGTTGCGGGTGCGCCGCATGAAGGGCAGGTGTTCATGGCCTGTATGTCCTGAGAAAATCATCCATCCATATCCACTCAGGATCTGCATAGCACGCCAGCGCCGCGCGTTGCATCGCGATGCCGATTGACTGGCCTTCGC